CTTGTTCCGCAAAATTGTTTCAAGACCGCCTCGCAAAGCACTGAGTTCATATCCTTCGCAATCAACTTTGATTAAATCCACTTCTTGAAAATCATAAGTATCTAGTGTTGTCATGATTGCGTCAGCCTGAACAACGCTGTCTAAAGAATCGCCTTCAATCCACGGACGCGTATCGCCACAAGAATTAGCAGTTGCTTTGACCATTGCAACCTTACCTTCTGTTTCTCCAAGCGCAACAGAATGCAAAATTGCTCGCGGCGCGTTTCTTGAAAAAATTTCACCGTAAGAAGCCACAGGTTCAAATGATTCAACATGTTCAAAGTCATGAACCATGAACATCGCCCATAAACCAATGTTGCCGCCAATATCAATTACACGCCTGCGTTTCTTACAGAGTTTTTTAGCCGTCTCATATTTGTGATATTGGTACGCTGGCTTTCCGTGTACGATTTTATTAACCTGTTCCATCCATTTTATTAAATGTTCTTCGTTCTCAGGGAACCAGACTCCGCGCCATTGCTTCATTTTTGTTTCAGTCATTTCATCCTCTTTGTAAATGTTCCCATGCAATACTTCGTTTCATTTCATCTACTGTCCATTGATTGTCTGCAAGTATCCAAGCAAGTTCTTCTCTATTGTTTGGCTTAACTGGCTTTTCTATCAACGCTAAATTATTTGTTCCAAAATGTTTTGATACACAATCATGAGTTGCAAAACACGGCACACCGTGTACGGCAGCTTGCATTCCTGCAACAGAAGTAAAAACAATCACCGCCCAAATATCTGATAACGCTGCTGCGAATTCATCTTCCGTTGTATAACCGCCTGCTTTGTAACGTACAACGATTTCTCTGTCTGAATGTTTCCTCACCTCTTGTATTGTTTCTAAAATCCAATCTGCTCTGTTCTTGCCCATTAAAGTGAAATAGTCTTCACTCTGCGGGCATATCATTATCTTTGAACCTTGTTTCCATTGTTTTATTGTTACGCCAAGTTTTTCAAATCGCTTTGGGGTTGCGCTCCCAGTTAAAGAATGTTGTGTATTGTTCTTTGTAATTCTGTAATACGTTTTTCTTTTGAAATAAGCGTGATCTGCGTAATAATAATTCCTACCAGAAGCAATAGCCGCTTTTAATAAAGGATGCAATTCTTTTACACAGAAAGCAAAAAAATCACCGCTTAATAAAATATGCGGGTTATAAGACACTTGACCATTACATCCTCTAGCAAACGCTTTTGCTAATTGGAACGCTGTAGATCTTTGATTCGTTACTGTATATGAAACAGGGATGTTGCTCGCTCCCATTCTTTTCTCCATAGATCTGCGCAAGGAGCTTTTTTGTAGTAATCAAATGCTGGGATTCCAGCCGTCCAGTGCAATATCTTTGCATTCTTTGAATCTTGCCCTTCGTCAACCAGTACATTCCACTGCTTGTCTATGCTGCCAATCTCCGCATCATTTAAGAAATTAAATTGTAAAGTTGATAAGATGTTGCTTGATAAAATTGTTGATGGATTCAATTCTCTCCATCCCGGATGTTCGCAATTTACTAGCATCATGCTAGCCCAGTTCTTTCGAGCGTAATCTACATTTGGACTTTCCATTGGAGTTTCGATGTATTTTATTTTGTGTTTGGTTTTGTATTCGTGCTTAACAACAGAAACGGCTAATTCATTTGGCATCTGATTCAATAGCGTATGCAATTCTGCAACGTCAGCTAAGCAAATCATATCGGACGCGTCCATGAAAACTGCGCGTCCTTCATAATCCATTGAGTATGGAATCAAGAACCTTGATAACGTAAATGCGTTTGTGCCTTGTGGCATACCGTAACTTGCCATTGGTATGAAAGCGACTGGTACTGTTGAACGATTTATGACGCTAGCGCAAAATGTATGATAGCCAGCAGCTTCTCGTGCATCAAATCCGCAAAACATATTTAACATGATTCAATAAATCCTTTGTAAAAACAATTTAACGCAGATTGTTTTGTGGCATTTATTACTTGTACGTTTTCTTTTTTTAAATCTCTCGCAAGTTCATCAAACTTTTTTAACCAGTTTTGAAACAAACGTGCATTCGGACCTTGAGCATTTTTATGATACGGATGTTGCCCGAAGTAATGCTGTCGACCGTTGGTCATCTGCATGTCATATCCAAGCAAGACTATTTTCCGCGCACCAAAAATATAAGCTAAGTTGATTGCTTGGTAACCAGAGTTGCCACCGAAATGAATTACATTGCGTCCTAACCCTGCTTGGCTTTCACCGGGAATATGACTTACGTTATATTTTTGTGCAGCATCTTTTGATTGCGTCCACATCTGCCCTTGAAAATTTCCAATCACGTTCTTATGATGATAATCCCACCAATGTGGGTCGCAAGCATACATAGCGTCAGCACTGGGAAGCATCTTCCAAGTGTCCTTTATGCAAAGGAGTTTCCATCCTTCTTTTTCCTGCCTCTGCGCTGCGGTTTCACAGTCTGCGATTGTAAGGCTTGGTCCACTGGCAATGATGCAGCAAGTCCCGCCTGACCATTGACCAGCGGCTTCAATAGAACAGGTATTTGCGGAACTGCTTTGATAGGGTTGGAAATTATTTCCACCATGTTCATCGCTTCTAATTGTTTGGCGAGATGCTTCGGTATACGTAACCTTTGTTTAGTGATTACTTCTCCAACAACTGTATTGTGAAAATTTTTCTTCGCGATGACTTCATATAACTCCATCAGAGTTCTTCCCATCTTGCGCGAAAAGTTGCTGTCGCTGTTTGGTTCCCTGAGTTAACGAATCGTAAATAAAAAGTTCCTGCTGAAAATCCTAAAGGCTGCTCGTCTTCAACAATAGCCTGATTTGATTGATTAGTGACGGCGCCACTGAGACTTTCAATGACTGTCCCGCCAGTATGCGTACCGCCAGTTGACATAGTTACACCGCTTGGTCTTACTGGACAAACGCTTGTTTGATTACTCGCGTAAGTTAAAACTGGAGTGGAAAAACTGCCGCCTTCTGTCCCGCCTGAAACCAACTCTAATGTAAGAGCATTTGTTAAAACTTCAAGACCAAGCAACCTGACAATCGAATCTTTTGTTGCAACGACTTTGATAACAAGGGTTTCTAAAGTTAAAACACTGACGTTATAGAAAGCACGATAATCATAACCACCAAGAAATGCTCGTTCTGCTGAAGTAAGTGCAAGTACCGTTTCTCCATGAGACTCCGTTCCCATGTAGCGATATCTTTTTCTAGCGCCCTTGGGACCTTCAAAATAAATATCTTCAGCCATTAAATTGTCCTTTGATTTTCTTTGTTACAAAAAAACCGAGCTTCGGAATTACCCCTAGATCGAGTAATAACCGAAGCCCGGAGTCTCCCTATTTAGGAGAAGATGCGTTTACCAAGAGCCGCTGATGAAAGATGCTGCCCGATAAACAGTAAGTGCCAGACGTTCTTCAGCAAGCAGTGTCGCCATATTCTTTTTGAAGTTGTCGCCATCTTCATAAGAAATCTGCACCGCTGCATCCATACGATCCCAAATTTGTGCGCCCATCATGAATGCACCAGCCAAGAAAGTACCTTGAGCAATTGAGTTTGTAGGAATTACACGGCGACCCCAAATCTGCGGACCTGCAATCTGAACGGGATTTGCAAAGATGTAACGACCTTCTTCATCTTTCAGTGTTTCAATTTCTTCCCAGTCAGCAGGGTTGATAATGAAAGCATCAACAGGATACTCAGCTAATGCTGCTTGAGTAATTGCTTTGCGCAGCGTATCCAGCTTAGTGTCGTCAGTGGCAGCACGATTGTAAGCAGTGAAGTTGCCAGTATCCAGCAGACCGCTGATATTGCCATCATCACCATTGCCGTTCAACAGTTGATCTTCTTCTTTTAATTTCAAACCGAAAGACAGGCGTGAATTAACATAAGACTCCAACTGCGGTGCGTCATCTAGTACCTGACGCGAAACAGGAATGAAGTGAGCAAGAGTTACAACAGGCGCGTTTGCCAGCGTAAACGTGATTCCGGATTCATTCTTCAGCACATTCTCACGCGTGTTTGCAGGCGGTGAATCAAACTGCGGACCAGCGTTATTAGTGAAGACGTTTTCTTTTGTAAACTGAACCAAGTAAGAAACTGTCCGACAAACAGGCAAAATTTCCCGAATCGTAAGAACACGATCTGGGTTTGCAATGATGCCGGGAACGCGCATATCGGGAACCAAAGGCTGATTCTGACCGCTGGCGTTGACGATTGCGGTTTTAACTTCAATACGAGCAAACTTGCTTTTCTTTTCCTGCATTGCTTTAAAAGCATCGCTATCAATCAGCTGCTTACCAATGTTCATTGGCTGAGCTTTTTGTTCGCCAGAATAATTACTAGAAAGTTTGCGCTCCAGATCCAAGCACTTGTCGGTCAGTTCAGCGGATTTGGTAGCAAGAGATTCCAGAGCGGCTTTTGTTTCGTTCTCCATTTTGCGTGAAGATTCGATTTCGCCATTTGCTTTTTCCATCCAAGTTTTGATTTCCTTGGTTGTAGTCAGCAGGGTTGATTGCGCTTCTGCAAGCGCTTTGATTTCGGTAATGTTATCGGTACTCATTTGTGTAACTCCTTAAAGTGTTTTTGAAAACAACAGATTAGAATAA